ACAATTGGGATTTCTTGTTTGTTTTTATAAACAATCTAATTGGATAACTTATGGAAGATAAATTAGTAACATTAGCTATTCTGACGTATGCAAAGGCACAGATACTGAAGAATGTTCTTGAAAATGAGGGCATTGAAACTTATATTCATAATGTGAATCAAATACAGCCGGTCGTATCCTCCGGTGTGCGTGTTCGTATTAAAGAAAGTGATTTACCGCATGCTTTGAAAATTACTGAAAGTTCAGCATGGCTGTCTGAAGAGGTGGTAGGAGGAAAGGCTCCAAAAATAGAGAAGGGGAGTAATAAAGTTGTGATTCCTGTTGATTTTTCAAATTATTCATTGAAAGCGTGTGAGTTTGGCTTCAATTTTGCAAAAAACATAGATGCTGAAGTTGTTTTACTCCATGTTTATTTTACACCTATTTATGCTACGTCATTACCATATGGTGATGTTTTTAACTATCAGTTGAGCGATGAAGAAAATGTAAGAAGTATATTACAAAAAGTTCATGCAGATTTAAATGTTTTGTCTGATAAGGTAAAAGTCAAAGTCGCTTCTGGGGAGTTTCCTGATGTAAAATATGTTTGTGTGTTGAGAGAAGGTATTCCGGAAGAAGAAATATTACGTTATGCCAAAGAATATCGTCCGGTGATCATTATAATGGGAACACGTGGTAAAAATCAAAAGGATATTGATTTAATTGGCAGTGTGACAGCTGAGGTCATTGAACGTAGTCGTGTGCCCGTTCTGGCTATTCCTGAAAATACGCCATTCAAACAATTTAGTGAAGTGAAGCGTGTGGCGTTTATTACAAATTTTGATCAACGGGATTTAATCGCCTTTGATTCACTAATTAATAGTTTGAAACCATTCCATTTTTCTATATCTCTAATTCATCTTACTGATGTAAGCAACACTTGGAATGAGATTAAATTAGGTGGTATTAAAGAGTATTTCCAAAAACAATATCCACAATTAGAGATTTATTATGATGTAGTAAAGAATGATGATTTATTGAATAGCTTAGATAATTATATTAAAACCAATCATATAGGTATTATTGCATTGACATCATATAAGAGAAATATATTTTCTCGTTTATTCAATCCTGGAATTGCGAGAAAGATGATATTTCATTCTGATACACCATTACTGGTAATTTGTGGGCGTTCTAATTGATTTCTATTTGCTTTGATTATAGGAGGAATTATAATTCTACAATATCATGAATGTGTTTAATATAAAATATTAACAGATGTAATATTGTATTTAACATAAAGATACATTACAAACGTAATATTCGATAAGTAATGTGATATAAACCGTCAACATAGGCAATAATAAGCTGCATAATAGGAAAGCCATTCAATAATATGTGCAATCCGTCAAACTGATATAACCGTACAACAGATAAAGAAGACAGGAAATCAAATATTTCCATTAAGTCATGAAAGGGTATAGGACACCATTGTATAGAGTAATTCATAATGTAAAGATTTTTATCCTGTCATTTTTCGTATAATAGGACAAGAAAAGAGGACAGCCGAGATATTCATTAATCGGCTGCCCTTCGGGAAAATGACTAAGGTTTCACTTAAATAAATTACGAATAGCTTTATAAATTACAAAGTAAATTATAAACACAAGAGAAGCAATAATAATCCACTCAGTACCAGCAGGAAGAAATCCTAAAAATAAACATTTCATAACTAAATATATTTGGTTTATACAAATATATAAAATTATTCATAAGCTGGACGAATAACACGACCAATTAATTTACCAAGACCAGCATAATCAGCTTCATGCATAATGTTCCAAAGAGTTTCCTTAACAGTCTTAACGCGGTCACGATAAGTTTCTGCATCATACTGATTTTGCATAGCCTGTCCATTAGCACGAACAACTGTTTCAGCAAGTTTTTCAATTTCATGACGGGCTTGTTTCTCTGTAAGATTCTTCTGTGCATATTTCAATGCAATATCGGCAGCACCTTGAGATAACTGTAACTTTTGAGCATAAGGCAAAAAATCGAGCTCCTGTTGACGCACAAGATTTTCAGTAATAAGAAGTCTCGTTTGTGCTTGTTTCTGTTTAATATTCTCATCATTAACAGCAATCTCAGAAGCAGTTAAATCACCTTTGAGAGAAGATAAAAATTTTTCAATAGCAACACGCTGGTCATCATTTTTAGCTTCATTATAAACTTTAAATAATTCAGCAATTGCCTTACTTGCAATATACTTACCTTCAATGCGCAAATTATTAGCTTCAGCATCTTTTACACTACGTTCCGAATGTTGCATAACTGTATCAATAGCATGACCAAGACCAAGCATAACACCTGAATAATCAGCAGAATAAGGAGTAGCGGTAGGAGGTTGAACACCTTGCGCACCTGGAGCAGAGCCAGACGGAGCAGAACCTTGTGTTCCTGATACAGAGCCAGCGACACCAGCAGAACCGCCGTTCATCATCATATAGGGGTTCAAGCCAGCAGCTTCCAAACGTGCACGCTGGGCAGACGGGTCATTGTACTCATTTTGCTTATTCCACATTTCAGTCTGATAAGCTTTATTGTCTTCATACAATTTCCAAGCATTCGCTTTTTGGTCGTCATAGAACTTCCACTGGTCACCTAATTGTGTCTGATACATTTCCTTATTATAAGCAATTTGCTTATCAAACATTTTCTCGTTAAAGGCATTGTTCATTTGAGCAATTTCCTTATTGGCTTGATTCTGCATAGCAGTAGTAGAAGCACCACCGATAAGGGAAGTACCTGCACCAATTGCAGAACCGACAATGCCAGTCATAGCAGCAGCACCCATAATTCAATATTTTTATAATTACACATAACTTTATATTTCAAAGGTATTATTTCATAGGGCATAGCCCTGGAGCCCCCCCTTAAAAGGGGACCCCCCAGTTAAGGTTTAGGTTAAAAAATAAAAGGGGAGACTGCTCGCAGGCTCTTTTTTATTTTAGAACTGAAGACCATAACCGAGGGGAAATAATTATTAAGCAACAGTAGTAGCAGAATTATCAGTAGCAACATTAGCAGCAGAATTATCAACAACAGCAGCATCAGCAGCAGCGGCAGCAATCATTGCATCCTGAGAACTCATAAGGTACTGAGACCAAGCCATTAACTCACTCGGTGTCTGAATAAACCTTGATTTAACAAATGAGCATAACTGATCGTCAGTCATCTTTTTACGCAAATCTGACATTTTAGGTTCGGAAACAGACAAACTGTCAAAATATTCAACAAGCTGCGCACGTGTAAGTTTATCTAATCGCTGTTGATTAAACAACATATGAATATCAGAAGTAACACGAATAGACTTTTTACCGTCACACTCTATTTCCTGAAACATGAAATTATGAAGAGGAGAGGGTTCTACAAACTCACTACCTGACAATACGGCAGAATTAACATTATTAGGTTGAGAATTATACACATAAGGCTCAACACGTCGCTTTATACACCACATAATAAACAAGTTTTAAATTAATAAGGCAAACCGTCAGTATCAAGATTACGGACAGATTTAATATCAAAGAATGAACTACACAAAAACTGGTCTGTACTCATATCGCTATTAGCTTCAACCGCAAAAATAGGGTTAAGACAATTAGGATTAACTTTAAAAAATGTAAAATTCATAGGAGCAACAGAAGGAACAGGTTCAGACGGCTCAACAGGAGGCGCATCACTAGGAAGAGCAACCTGATCCACAACAGATGCATTACCATAAGATATTACCCAAGAATTCAATGTGCGTTTAAAACCACCAACTGACTGATCTACTGATGTTTTATAATCAATATAACGAGGTACATAACCAAGAACCAATCCAGAAGCATTAGCCATAGAACGAAGAGGATTCATAAGTTGCAACAACGGCATAGATTGCATACCAACACGATCAAACTCAGGGATAGCATAATCCGTTGAATTTACTTTCAAGAATGCAGGATCAAGCATATCGGTAGTATAGTCAAGCAAAGGAAGACAATGATAAATACACATAATCAAACCATAGCGACCATTACTATTAAAATTAATCTCACCATTCGCAACACCAACACCTTTACCAGCAATATCAGCAGCAGCACTTCCTGTAATATTAGTATTAATGACTTCGTTAATATCAATAGAGGAAGAAACACCACCAAGATAGGTACATAGTTCAGAGAAACCGTCACCAACAGAAACACCCCAGTGTTTCTCTAACTGATCTTTATAATCTTTATTACCTGATTGGGTAATCTCTTTCCATTTTTGTAAAAATTCAGCTTGACGAAGGACCAATATAGAGAGGTCACCAACAGTATCAAATGCAGGCAAGTTTTTAGTAGCCGTACCGCTCGCAGTAGTAGGAGAAGTTCCAACAGTAGAGAAATTAGAGAGAGTAAGTTTACCAGTTACATTCGGAGTAATCGAAGCAACAGCCGTTTCACCATATTGTTGATGTGGAAGAACGCCATGGAACAAGTCTTTTTGCCAATTGCAATAACGCAAATCAAAAAAATTATAGTTCTGATAAAATTCAGTAGAATAAGTATTATCAAGATTCATTGAAGAACCGTCCAAATAGTCAACGTTAAAAGTAGAAGGAGAAACTCTTTCCCATTGACTATCACGATAGAAATCTGAATATATTTTCTGATAAGCAAGCAAACCAAAAACATTTTGATTAACATTAGCCATTAAAGGCGCAACATTCCAATCATCAGCCAAAAATGATTCATAATTACCATAACCAAGATACTCCAACAACTTTACAGAAGATTTTGAACGATCATAGCCAAAATAATTAAATTTATAATTAGCTAAAGCAGAAGCAGTACTAAGAGCATTAATATAAGAAGCAATTGCCTCCGAAGTCATATAAGGCATCTCACCACTCAAAACAAAATTCCTTGTAGGATCAATAGACACAGCATGTTGAGGGTTATCATACATTTGCGTCAAAACTGTATTAGACTTATTCCACAACAAATCATAGGGCACAAAAAAGAAATCATAATACTCTCTGATACGAGCAAATGCAGCAGTATTAACAGGTTGCGTTCGAGTAAACGCCTTAAGATTAATCTTAAACGTATCACCGGGCAAGACCTCTTTTACCATAACTGGCAACAACTCACCAGCTTTAGCAGTAAAATTTTTCTTAAAGGACAAATCAAATCCATTACGCGAGGGTTTATTACGTATGGACTTTAAAGACATAATATTTGCCATAACATTAAAAAATTAAATTAAACATTATTCGTCAACGAAAATTTTATTCAAATCATTTAGTTTCTTGTGTTTGATACGGTCAGAAAACAACTTATTTATCTGCATATCATACAATCTATATACAGGAGTTTTTTTATAAACCGAAGAATTAAAATAAACATTATCATAAAAAAATGGATAATAACTATTTTCCCAAGCATCAGACATCAAATCAAGATCACCAACCAAATCACTTTCATAGAATAATTGTTGATTTTCAAAAAATGTTTTCAAATGCATATAATCCAAACGGGAATAAAATTCCTCAATAAGTTTCAACTTTCGTTTCTGCTCCGACAAGGTAGGTCTATCACAAACAAAATACAAAAAGTGTTTCGAAAGAAGAAGTTCCGTATAGACACGATGAACATAACGACAAATCTCAATACTATCAAGAGAATAGTTAACCATTTCAGGCTCAAAGAAATATTGGGCAAGTTGATACAAATCAGACTGATAAGAAACCTCACCGAATATATCCAAACAATAAGTATCTTTCTTATTATGAAAGTAGTAGATATAACCTACTATTTCTTTCGCGAGCGCGAACGTCGTTTCGGCGGACGGGAATAGACGCCTTGCTGTATCATATATTCCATAAGAGTAAGCACGTTCACGTGAAGATTTATCAGCAAATCCTTTACATTTGGGGAAGAAGTAAGCGTAAGCCGACCTCCATACATCAAATTCCTTATAGCGTCCATTGATAACGATGCTTCGCTTAACAAACTGCTCAGGGGTAAGTGAATATACTTTCGCTCGCTCACTTTGCAAAAAGCCTTGACCCAGTTTTTGAGAATGAACGCAGAATGGACAGAGGGTAGGTAATGTAAGAACTTTGGGTACAAGCACACTGCTATTAACATAGCCCGCAACGTACGATGAACACTTACCTTTGGATAGCTGACAGTCGACACGACCAAAGGGCCACGCCTCAGATACAGCCTTTGAACATACCTGTAAGACTTCGTCAGATTGGAGGAATAATAAGATATGATAATGCGGGCGGAAGTGTACGGGGCCGTATTCGCCAATGGCAAAATAACGCACTTTTTCTTTGGGGAATCTTTTTGCAACATAATAACGGAATCTTTTAAAAAACAACTGTAAATCAAACTTTCTCAAATAGGGGAGATAACCAAATAAATGGAATTTTTCCTGTAAACGTTCAATCTCTTTTATCAGCAAATCAGCCTCACCAAGATACTCACCAGTTTCAACATCTACAAGGTCATGTCCATAAGGTCTTTCCATAGAATCGACAAACTGTGCACGAGGGATGAAGCGGTTTGCATAAGTAAGTGTAATAAACAATGTATGCTTAGATGAATAACTTTCCAAATCACACTGAAATGCATACCGAGAATTTTTAGCCAAAATACAAGCTCTACAATGTCCACAAGGGACAATCATAGCTTCATTTGTATAAGGGTTAACAATACGTTGAGGATTCAGACACTTGCAAAAGGGGTTAAACAAAGACATAATTACTTATAATTTAAATCAACAGTAGTACTATCAACCGATGTAACTTGTGATTGCTCAGTAGACTGATTACTATTAGTATTGTTCTTACTAATACTCATACTCATAGTGCATGATACACAAAGCCAAACGGCTGCAATAGCTACAACAGCTTTGACTACAATCTCAATTGTCTTG